GCCCCCCAGGTGCTGTAGCTAAGCATCTGATCATCCAGATTCACTACACGGAGGGAGTTGTCATGTCATTAATATGGCCTCCAGATGAGACGAAGTACCGATCGGACGGTAACCTTGAAATAGGTCACACACACCGTAACGGTTCGACTTTGTCAAATCTGGTGAAAGATACCTACCCCTTGCGGGGCAGGCTTCGCCATCAGGTGACAACTTCAAGGCAGAATGCTTGGCGGTATCTCGGAAGAGACCACCCGGCACGAGCCTTCGTGGACATCGGCGGTCCCTTCAGGACCATCAGAGTCAGTGTAACACCTGACTCTGGTGAGCCCTACCTGCTGGATTCAGCAGGTTCTGGCTTACCGAGGAACCAGTACGACGGTATCCTCTTCCCTGACCTAGTTTTTTCACGTTTGTTGAACGTGGACAACATGGTAAGGGAGCCAGTACAAAGGGATCTGTGGTTCCAGCAGGAGGTTCCAGGCATCTTGTCCGATTTGGACTTGTATGCTCTGGGCGCAACTGCTGTGAGCCGCGTTCAGCCGACTTCCCCTGTCGTCGATGGAGCGACCTCGGTTGCGGAGCTTCTCAGGGAGGGCTTGCCCTCTATACCTGGGACGCAACACAACCCTGGTAGTGAATATCTCAACTACCAGTTTGGGATCGCTCCCACCCTTGATTTCTTCAAGGATGCCATGAAAGCTGCGCGCACTGCGGACAAGGTTCTTCAGAAACTTGAACGCGATAGCGGCAAGCTGGTTCGACGACGATACGACTTTGATGAGGAACGCAATACTACCTCATCGACGGTGAGCGGTGTCCGTCCATATTTTGGAGACGGTTCCGTGCCCAACGTGTACGTATCGAAACAGGGGACATTGAGCAAGGTCATCAAGATCCGTAAAAGGATCTGGTTCAGCGGAGCCTTCACCTACCACTTCCCCGACACTGGGTGGAGGAAGAAGCTAGCGGAGTGGGACCGTATCTACGGTACCACCCCTGGCGTCGACTCGCTGTACAACCTTGTTCCATGGTCCTGGCTGGTTGACTATTTTTCCAACACAGGCGACTTGTTGAGTAACCTCAACGCGTTTGCCTTCGATGGACTAGTCATGCCCTACGGCTATGTCATGTGCACTCAAGAAACAACTGAGAGCTATACATGGCAGGGCGAGCTGTTCTCTAACGGTGCCTGGAGACGAGAAATTATCTCCGGGACCATCGAGAGGGTCAGCAAGCGTAGGGTACCAGCTACTCCGTGGGGATTTGGTCTGACGGCCGATTTAACTGACCGTCAGATCATGATCCTTGCTGCACTTGGCTTAAGCCGAGTGTGACTCACCGCACGGTCACAGAAGACCGGGCGGGCTCTACCGTGGGAGCAATGGTTGCTTCCACACGCCAGAGAAAGTTCACACGCATGTTCACCGAACCACAGACCGTTACCGTTAACGCGGTCGCGAAGTCCCTTCCTCGGACTGCCATTGGCAATCTCGAGGGGGCATTTCAGAGCCGCGCTGACGGCCTCAAGCTGCGCATCTCCCATGTAGAGGGGAAGCGCAACCGGAGGACGGTACGACTCGACTCTACGAAGACTGCCGCGGACCCCCTTCTCGACGGGGTCTCTAAGCAGTATTCGATGTCGGCCATTTTCACTGTCGACTCACCTCTGGTGGGTTACAGTGACACTGAGGTCATGCAGATCATGCAGGCCCTCATTGATTGGCTCGACGTGCCCGCCAACCTAACCAAGGTTGTCGGAGGCGAGAGCTGAGTCATCTGCTACCAGGTCTTAGTAACATGACCTGGCAGACGGTGGTGAACGTGCTAGGACTCCCTACCCCCATTGAAGGAGGAGAGATGAAAAGCCGAAGTGAGATCTGGCTGAGCGCTCTAGAAGAACTAGGAGCGCATTGCTCAGTCAGCACCACTCGCGACGCGGTAACGCTAGCGAGGCGAGTTGCACGAGAAGGTGATAGTTTTTTCACTATCACTCTGCCACAATTCGGGAAGGACTTCGAAAGAAGCCTCTCAATGCGTGGCATCCCTGACGACGCCTTCATCGGGTGGAAGCGGAACGACGGAGTTACTGAGGTCTTTTTGGACTCAAAGGCTCTGCCGCTCTACGACCACCGTACGAAGGGTCGCGGAACTCCCAAGTTTCTGGGTGGTTTCCTGGATCTCGTGTTCAATTCGGTGCGATGGGTCCCGCATACTCTCGTTGAAGTTGACGAGTTCGACATGTCGACGCGCGCCGTAGTGTCTGAGTTTGACAACCCAGACGACGTGCAGAGACAAGCCGACGCTGTCGCAGCAATACGTCAGCTCACGCTGATGTTCTCCAAGGAGTTTCGGCTTGCGCCGGATTCCAAGGTAGACGCTGCGATCAAGCAGTATGTGGCTACCGACAAGGAGCTCGACAACCCTTTAGCTGATGCCCGAGCCGACATCCTTTTTAATGAGGACCGGCTTGGGCGCATCCGCAGAGTTGTCAATCTGTGCTTTGGTGATGCTTTGTCACATGTCGATGGAGAAATCTATCGGCATGAGCTGACTCCGAAGCACGGGTCTGGTGCCACCGCTGACTCCCTACGTGGGAATCAAAAGTGGGAACTTCCTGTTTGGCATGCCAGATTGGAGCGCCTCTTCCCTTACGGGGAGTACGCGCTTCCGAACTGGCGTTTTGCCTGGAAGCTTGACCAGATCGAGTTCCTTGAGCCCGAGGACGAACCGCCTGTCAAGGTGGTTGCAGTCCCGAAGACGCAGAAGACCCCTCGATTGATCGCAGAAGAGCCGACCTGCATGCAGTATGTGCAGCAAGCCATTATGCGGTCTCTCGTTCCAGCTCTCGAGCGCTTTGAGCGTTCGAAGCACTTCGTCGGGTTCAGCGAGCAGTGGCCGAATCAGGCCATGGCTCAAATTGGGTCCGACGATGGGTCCTTGGCGACGCTAGATCTTAGCGAAGCTTCGGATAGGGTCCCTAACTGGCTCGTGGAAGACTTGTTCGCCGATTACCCTTGGTTTCTTGAGGGCATTGAGGCTTGCAGGTCGACACGGAGCAAGTTGCCTTCTGGAGAGGTAATCCCTCTTCAGAAGTTCGCGTCGATGGGCTCTGCGCTGACTTTCCCGATTGAGGCGATGGTTTTTGCCGCCGTCTCGATTGAGAGAGTCTTAGCTGCAGAAGGAAGACCCATCTCCTGGGCCTCCATCAGGAGGTTCCAGGACACGGTGCGCGTGTATGGGGATGATATCATTGTCCCCACGCACACGGCTGTGTCCGTGATCGATGGCCTTGAAACCCTGGGGTTCAAGGTCAATCGTGACAAGAGTTTCTGGACTGGAGAGTTCAGAGAGTCTTGTGGCAAGGAGTTCTTTAAGGGGCTTGACGTTTCAATTGTCAAGTTCCGGCAGGAACTCCCTGCATCACGGGATTGCGTGAAGGAGATCTTGGCTACTGTCAGTACCAGGAACCAGCTTTATATGGCTGGTCTTTGGCAGACAGCGGCGCTTCTCGACAGCGTTTTGGTAAAGGTCCTGAGTGGCCGTTACCCGATCGTTGAAGAGAGTTCTCCCTTGCTTGGCAGGGTGTCTGTTGCGTTCGACTACACAGTCGACGCTCTGGACCCCGATACTCATTCACCCCTTGCAAAGGGATGGGTTGAGTCTTCTCGCAGCCCGGTAAACGAGCTGCATGAGGAGTCTGCCTTGCTGAAGTGTCTCGTTGAATCAATCGGCATGCCTAATGTCGATCGCGAGCACCTCACACGCAGTGGGCGTCCGCGCGCCGTCAGCATCAAGCGCGCGATGGCCTCACCCTTCTAACAGAAGGGTGGGGGAACCGGTGTGGAAACCGGTTCAGAGGAGCTCTTTGGCCCCTCCCCTTGGGGAGTTGCGCCTTAGGCAGCG